TTTCCTTTAAAATCAAGTCTTTTATTCTGTTATAATCTTCAGTGAAATTATCGAAGTCTAAAATAGTCGTGTACCTAATTATATCATTCATTTTCTTAAATATTTCTATTCTTGATATATCTCCCTCACTATCTATATAATCCTTTTCAATTTTTCTAAATAGTGATTCTTTAGATTTCATCCTAAATTCTAATCCTTCAAGGTGTCCGTTGGTTTCAGATATTAAATTCTTTATCTCCTCTGTAATCTTTGGTTCCTTTTTAGTTAAATCTTTATACAGATTTTCAATTTCTTCCAATTCATCCTTCGGTGTTTCATTAACTGAATCATTATCAGAATACTCATAAGGAACGGTTGTACTTCTACAATTCGGATGCATCGGCGGATAATTTTCTCCTTCCATTGCATTTTCTGTTTTGAATACTTCACCGTTAAGATTGGCACAAGTGTGACTTGTTCTACTGTCTAGTACTGCTAAGAACTCATATTTAACAACTCCTGCGTCCCTGTATCCCATAAGTGTTGCTTGATTTTGTATATGATTGGTTTCGGTTCTCACTAGCCTTTCAGCATTTTTATAACTTGCATCAAACTTTTTAGCTATATTTTGTGACATAGTTTTATAGTTAATACCTCTATTTAGCCCAACAATTACTTCTTTTTTTATCGCTTTTGCTAAACTATCAGTATTACTCCATATTCTACTTGAATAGTTAGCCCCGCTCCATTCGTTCTCCAAAGCTTTCTTTACTACACTACTGCTGATTACACCTTTTTTAAATTTTAAATCCTCAGTGAGTGAGGTATAAGTATCTTTATATACCTCGGTTAATGTATCCGTGACTTTATTATTGATTTTCTGCCCAGCCTGTATAAGTTCATAATCAATACCAGCTTTCAAGCTGTCCAGTCGACTGATACGGCTCCTATATGCCAGTGTTTCAAGTTCCACTGATAATTTTCTAAAATCAACAGGATTAGTTTTTTTCAGCTTTTCAATTTCCTTAACGTATTTTTCTATATCATACCGCCATTGTTTATATTCAGTACCACGAAGCAGTGTATTGGCTTGGATTTTATCAACACCTAACTTTTTTACTTCACTCTGATATTTAGCATATAACTGAGCTATTTTACTATCTATTTCTTTTTTGCTCTCATTAAGTATTTTTACATACTCTTTATATGCTTTTGTACCTTTATTAAATGACAGCTCTTCTCGTGCAAGTTGTCTTTTCTCCCAATATTCTTTATTCTTGTTTTTCATCTATTTTTTCCTGTTCATTTACTAACCCTTTATATTCCAACGGTTGCTCAATCTGATTTTCTTTTTCAATCTTTTTCAATTCCGCTTCCGTATCTTCAACAAAAGGTAGTAGTGATATTAAACTTTCCTGTGATACAACGCCCTGTAAATTTGTTATTACATTGGAAAGCTCAACCAAATTTTCAGGAGTATTTCTTGTAAATATTTTCTGTATATCCAGCGGTACGAGATTCAAATTGAAATAGTCTAAAATTAATTCCAACCTTTCGTTCAATGCTTTTTTAAAGTACATTTCTTTTTGTGCTGATAACTGCTCCAGTGCTAACAGTTTATACCCTAACGCAACCCCTGAACTGTTCCCTGCAAACTGTTCATCTTGCATATCAGGTATGAAAGAAAATTTGTGTATGTCCTGATTTAATCTATTTTTATTGTTTTGGGAATATGTGTCATTTACATTTTTTATCAGCCATTTAGCATCTCCGTTTTCTCCCAAAAGCATTACTTTATTCTTTTTCAGACTTTTTATATCTTCTTCATCCGTTCCCTGCATATTAGTCAACACGAGAATTGCGTCTGTAAAATCTTTCATGTCGTCTAATGAAGTCGACACTGCCTCGTTATACCCATCAATCAATGTGATTACTTTTTCAAAGTCTCCCAGTTTCCGCTTATTATTAGCAAATTCAATCAAAGGTACTCTGTTAAACCCATGTAGTCTGGTTTCTCCCTGTGCCTGAGGTGTTAATATCACTCCTTTATAATCCATGACAGAAATAAATGTGTTGACAGTTACAGTTTTATTGTCGTAAATCTCTAATATATAATTATACTCGTTATTTTCGTTTTTCTCTCTACTCCAACGGACTGCGTATTTGATATTTTTGTCTATCGTATTATCCCTGATAACAAATACATCACGTGGATCTAAAACCTTAAAGTTTATCGTATTATCTATATTTTTATACCATAATTCGTATGAACATCCGAAAATCGAACAGTTTTCCGCATGTTCAAAGTTGCATTGCTGTTCTTCCTCCGTAGCTAAATATTTTCCAACCATCTCATATTCATTTATCAGATTTTCCTTTAACAGCTTATAATTTATGTTTTTCCCAATGAAATATGCCGTTGCTATTGTGGTTATGTAACTTGGAAAATTGTGGATAAGCTTACTATCCTGTTTTTCTTTCAGCCTGTCCTGTTTTTCAAGTATTTTATGTTTCCCTGTATAATAATCTTCCAGTTTCTGCAATCTCACTAAGTCTTTCACTAAAAAATCCCATAGTGCTTTTTCCAATACTGTTATTTTCACTTATCTCACCCCCAATATATTCTTGTTTAGTGTGGTCATACGATTGTTTCTCATATAATCTTCGAGTGCATATCTCATGGCATCCATTAAATGATTAAAATCATCTATCGGCTTATTTACTGCTTTTCCAAATTTATCCTTGTCCCAGCTGTAATTACTTATTTCTGTTAAGAAATTTACACATCTTGGGTGGATAAAAATTTTAAAATCTTGAATAAACTGTATTCCTGCATTAATGCTGTCTTTACCTTTTTTAGATGGTTTGATTCTGTAAAGTCCTAAACCTCTTAAATGTTCTATACTCTTCGGTTCAGAACTGTCAGCAACTATGATTTCTTTTTTGAAACCAAGTTTTTCTATGTTACTGTAAATAGTCGTGTTTTGCATTCCTTTTTGATATATCTCATCGAAAACATAAATTTCTTTTTGTTCCTGATCCAGTATCCCACAAAAAAAAGCAGCAGGGTCATTGGTATATCCAAAATCTAGCCCAAATACTGCTTTTGCTTTTTGTCTTTTATTTAAAATTTCTCTCCAGTCAAACTCCAACTCTCTCCAATTTTCATAGACGAGTCCATCAGTTATACCCCATTCACCTAAGCCAGCCACTTGATAACGCCTTGGATTGTTCTTTTTCATATCTTCAAATAACTTTTTATCAGACTCGTCAAGCCATTCATTGCACATGTAGTTGGTTGTTTTCGCCATTATATTTTCATCTTCTGTGTCAAAAAATCTTTTCTTTATCCAGTGCTGTTCGTTCCAGGGGTTAAACGTGAGCGTAATCTGCTTGTATAAAGGCTCTTCGATTTTACCCCTGATACTCTCATCAAGCATATTAAAATCCTGCTCCTTGTTTATCTCATAGGCTTCCTCAATCCACGCCCAGCATAGATTTCCAGTTTCAACTGTTATTGAAGTAACTTTAAGCGGATCGTCCATTCCTCTGAACAATATTTTCTGCCCAGTAGGATTATAAGTTATTTCCAACGGACTTTCCTTGACATCCCAATACTCATTTACTTGAAGCCTGTTTATAGCCCATTTCAAGTCTGTAAAGCAGCTGTCTTTCAAGGTACGGTAAACTTTTCTTATCACAAGCAAGTTTGCTCCAGGATATTTCATCATCGAATAAATAAAAAATAACGCCGTCGTTTTGCTTTTTTTACTTGCACGGCTACCTTTACAGACTCTGTACCTCCCTTTGAAGTTCCAGAAGTCTTTATATCCTTTCCCAACAAGTTCCGGCAGTTTCACTTTCTTACTCTTCAAGTTCGTCTTCACCCACAATCATAACTGGCACAACTCCATCAACTTCAACTTTATCTGTGAATAGCCTATATCGTTTACCAAGCAGTTCTGCTGACTTAATTCTATCTCGTAGACCTATCTGCTTTTTAACCATTCTAGCTTCACTTGTTCCGTCCCCAGTTCCTTCGACAACGACAACTTCCTCTTTGATTTCACCTCTCATCGACTTAGTCAAAAACTCAAGCACTTCCTTGGCGGATGCTGTTCTTTCAGATTCCAATTTTTGCATTAGTTCTTCAACATAAGCTTTTATGTCCATTTTTGTCAAGTTTTCGCTACCAATTTTTCTAGCATTCTTTTCTTTATATCCTGCTTTTATTGCGGCATCAGTAGCATTTCCACTAACTACGTAGTACTCACAAAAAGCTTTCTGCCTCGCATTTAATTTCAATGCTACATTCACCTCATTCCTTAAAAAATAAAAAAGACAGCTCCTACACTGTCTTGGCAGTCCGATACTCAAAGGTATCAAGGACAAAGTTAAATTTTACAAAAATTCCAATATACCATATTATAACATATAAATGGGGAATGTAAATACCACGTTTGGGGCATGTATGGGACATTTTTGTCAAGTCCTTAGTCCAAAAGTAGTTCCGGAAACAGATTAAATTGTAGTTCTTTAATCAATCTGGTTCTATTTCTCCCTACCGTTTTTCTATCTACATTCATTTCATCTGCTATTTCATCAATCGTCCATTCCTTGAAATATCTCAATGCTATGACGTTGTAATATTTGTCATTTCTAATATTCATTAAAGCGTTGTCTACTCTGATAATTCTTTTTTCCATTTTTAAATTTTCAGATTTTAAATGCTCAATTTTTTCAATTTCTTTTTCAGGGACTCCTTCATATTTTTTTAATCCTCCTTGGACATTCTCTCCTGTTTTAATTTTTACAGTTTCTACTAATCCATTTTTCAATATTTCGTCAATACGGCTGTTATTTTTTTCAATTATCCGTTTGTAATTTGGGTAAGCTCTTAGCATCGCTTCTGTTTCCTTGTATCTGTCTATTTTTTTAACCTGTCTTAATTTTTCTGCGACTCTGTCCGCTATTCTGTCAATATCTTTTTCCGTCATTTCTTACTCCTTTAATTTTTATCTCCAATATAGAATACAAAATATCCAGCTCCAATACATGCTGTATTTTTAATCAGTACTTTTATCAGTTCTAAAAAATTTCTAGCCTTGTCTATCTCCTTAAACACAATTATCATGCAGGTAACCATTGCTAGTATAGCCATGGATTTATACACTCTGTTTTCCATTAACTTCCACCTCCCGAACCATCATATCAATATATTTCCTAGCCTTTTTGAAGTCCTCAATCCCGTTTTTCTTATTTGCCCTTAACACATATTTAATTATATTTCCGTGACAAAAACTATTAAAATCTTTCACAGTTGCTTTTATCACATCTATAACTTCTACGTCCAAGCAATCCAATTTGTAATGGTTTGGATTATTAACATTATCCTGTTCTATCATTCTTTTACTCCTTAGTCATTAATTTTTTACTTATACACCTTATTTGTACATACATAAGTTAATAGCTTTCTTTTGTACGCTCATTCATATTTTTAAGCCACTTCTCGTGATGGACTTCTAAAAATTCTTCTTCTGTTGCTCCTACATATTCCGAAATAGCCAAAATGCTACCTAAAACTTTGTTTTCGTTCAATATTCTAAAATCTGACAGCGTAATCAATATATCCTCCAAACTTTGTATTGATGATACTCCTTTACAGTATTCAATTAAACTATTATCTAAAAAAGGTATCGTTCTACCCTTTGTTTCTTCGTCTCTTGCATTTATGTAGCTGAGATAAAAATGCAATGCATCGGATAATTCTTCTAACACTTTTGATTTATTGAATTTTCCAGTGCTGTTTTTCCAGTAGTTCCACTCGCTTTTAAGTTCCTGGATCAGCTCTCCGATTTCTGTAATCAACGCAACTTGAATCCCTTTAATTGTTCTTACTTTGGTAGTTTTCTTTCCATCAAATTTCTTATCCAGCATTGCCTGTCTTTTCAGCAGCTCTTCTATATTAAATTCTTTCAGTGCTTTCATTATTTTCCTCCTTTAGCATATCAAGTAATGTATCATAGACCTCTAGTCTTCCGGTTATTATGTGATACATTGGCTCGTTTACTTCATATTTCCTTCTCAATTTAAGGTCTCCCATTTTATTTTTATTCAATAGATTTACCAGTATTGTTTTCATCTTCATTCTCACTTTCTGTATTTATCAATTCTTGCCTTCAGGCTTTGTAAAAGTTTTTCCTGAACGTCTCCTTTACTCTCTAAAGTTTGTTGTTCCATATTTTTCATTAATGACTCTTACTTTTTCTTCTATCTTAGCTTTAATTTCGTCATCACATATATTTACAGTCCCTTTATCAAGAACATATGCCTTCAAAAACAAAAAATTACTAATTTTTACAAAAGTTGGGCTAATCATTGAAGTTGAAGCTACTCCTAGTTTATAATCTGTAAAACATCCAAACTTTAACACTTTTTCATCCTGTTTTGTAATTCTCCAAGCCCATTTATCAAAAACAGGTGTAAATTCTATTTCCAAAACATTATCTCTTATCATTATTTTATCCTCCAATTTCTTCTTATTTTTAACCGAACAAAAGTGAAACCTGTTCCAAATCAATAAAAATCGTACTTTAAAAGAAAGGTTTCGGTTACACTTTGTTTTTTCAAACTTTTTATATAAAATACATACTTCTTCTCCGTCATCAACAACAAACAATTTTTCAGAAAAACTTTTATTGCAAAATAAGTGTAACCACTGTAACCCAAGCTCTTATATAACACCAGCCTATATTTATATAATACTATATATTCCTTTAAAAATAAGA